TTATTTTTTATTTTTTTTTGTATTTATATTTGTTTTGTAATGTTTTGTAATTATAAATTTTATGTTAGAAATAAAAGAAGATTATGCCCAGGGGCTCATCGCATCAGCATAGTAAGATGCTAGTATGAGCGGGACAGTTCCTATGAAATAACCAAATGAATGGTCGTCAGCGCCACACCGATAAATTCGGGGGGCAACAATAGGAATGCTGGACTTTATAAGTAGAGAGTTGTTGACGTTGTACACATCTACTGTAGGGGAGGTGCCAAAAATGTACGACTCATTCAAAAAGAAAGGAATCGCAGCATATTGAGGGATCTCCACCTCCAAACCTCCTCCGGTCAGCTCGGACGAAACAACTAGAGGATTAAGGTAGTTAGTATAGGTGCCAACTTGAGTAGAAAGAGGGGAAGGAGTAAGGAGGATTGAGGTTGTGGGATTGGTGGCAGCACCATAGTGCTGTTGAGTCACTGCCAAATCAGTGTTATAAAACTTGACTCTAATACCGCCACGTCGGTAATTAAAAAGAGGGGCCAAGTACATCAGGTAGTCAACTTGGACGGGAGTGGTCACATTGGCTAAGCCAGGAGTGGGATTAACGGCATTGCTCTGAGGAGACATAACATAACCGTATGGGCCACCACTGACGTCGCTAGAAAACCAGACAACAGATCTCTTTAATATTTGGCGAAGGGACAAAATACGCTCCCCAATACAGAGCATGGCTGGGGTAAGACCTCCAGAATTCGGATCATGGTTAATCAACTCAAAAGTAGACAAAGTTGCCGAAGGCTTGGATGAAGCCTGATCCGTAACGAGCGCCTGCGGTTGCACAGGTAGGTCGTCATCATTGGGGAGGGACGGGGGGGATGGTAAAGAAGCTGACAAAAATGTTTCATTGTAGAAAGGAACGTAAATACTTGGAGTGGGGACCGCAAACTCAGTGTCGGGACCACCAGAAACTTCTACTATGATATTGACATATGCATTGACAGATGATGGAGCCCGAAGGGGCATATCAACCAACAAATTCACTCTGCCAGTACTCTGTCCTGTGCCAATATAAGGCGTAGTTGACACATAAGGAATACTAATAGTGAACTCATTGGCATATCTCAAATCAAGGATTTGTCGATAGAGAGGCTCACTGTTGGCACAAGTAAGGGTATCGGTAAGATTTCCAGGATCGAACACAAAAATGAGACGACCACTATGGAATTGGGTCTTAACAACTTTTATGTGAAAATTAATGGAGCCACGCCAAAATGCAAACATAGACGCTAAATAAAAGAGAGGACAGGTGTGCTTAAATGGAACACCGAGAGTTGTAGTAGAATCGGTGGAATAAGCCATAGGTCCAACGACTACTTGGAATAAAATATGATCCTGAGCAGCCGATATATTCCACTGTGTGGATGTGAAATACGCAGGAACTTGGGCAATATAGGCAATAGCCATTTCATCCACCTTAGTACCACCAAAATCAGGCATAGAAGATACGGCAGCATCAGCTAGCATGCCAATATTCTGAGAGTTATCGGAAGTATTCACGTTAGCCATATTATTGAACATAGATGGATTCATACGAGGAATGGTGGCAGTACTGAGAGGTTTAGACCAACCAAATGAAGAGGCAGTGGACGAAAGTATATTAGAAGCCCACGCTAAAGGGGTGACGTAGGGTGCTAAGAAAGGAACAAAATTCAAGGCGGTGGCTAAATTGCCCACTGCACCAAACAAAGAAGAAATGGGACCAGGTGTAATGACTTCAAGCTCAGACTCTCCCGTACTGTGACGGAGAACTCTTTTCCTACGGGATGTAACAACGGATTGGGGACGAGCAGGGAAAGCAAGATCAATGTCTTTACAATAACACCATATCTGAACATTGGTGGTAACACTCCCCGTAGGAGAAATCAAAGGAGAATAAACATTGACATTGAACCAACCAAAAGTAGACGTTTGCTCGATGACATTATAATGAGTATGGGGAGAAACATATGGGGCTTCAAAAATTATTTCTGAATCCGTAAAGATGTCCAAATCCACATGGGGCAGTTGAGTAAGGTAGATGAGATAAGTATTTGACACGAGAGCTCGAACACCTATATAATCTGCCTGAGGCTGCCATGACAATATTAGACGTCCCTGCTGAAATGGTTCGGAATTTACCATGACCCGAAAAACCATTGTAGCTTTAAAACCATAAAACATATTAATTTTGTCAAAATACATAGTATCAGAAAGAAGAGACTGGGGAAATTGGCCCTGATATATGTTAGTTCCCGCTACATTGGAAGTGGTCCAAGACGCCGTATTAAGAAGTATGGGACGAGAAAGAAAATCCTTGATAGTATGCTCACGTTGTTCGCAAACAGAGAGACAAAGATCGGTATAATTGACTGAGGCGTACGGGCGACCGCCTGTGACGACTGGTTTGTCATCGTTGAAGCACATAGTTTGTTCAATATCACAAAGGGCTTCATGTTGTGCTGGTTTTGTAGGTGTACCAGCGGAACCATTAAAATTGGTATTTGAGGCGAGTGAATATCTTAAACAACCTTACACTCCTAAGGAAGCCTGCACCGAGGGTACTCTGGATTATGTGGGACTGCCACGACGCATCCTGAGCAGTAACTCTAAAGAGAGAAAGTCGTCCGCAAGCAGCACTACTAATATTTTAGGGTCCTCGGAATTTTATATACATTAGCAAGATCACACTTGCGCTTCTCTGTGTTTTTGGTTTAAAGTTTTATATTTTTGTATTTTGTTTTATAATAAGTAAGTAGAATATTTACACCTCTCTTGCCTGACCCAATAGAAAAAGTTACCAACAGTCCTCCCGGTCAAATGTGAGCTCCTGAAGAAGTTCATATGACTGGATAGGGGGGCTGTAAGGCAACAATCTCTTAGAAGCGTCGATAATTTGGGACGACCATTTTTCGAAAACTTCTCGTGGGTGCAAACTGAGTTCCATCAAAGCGGTATCTACAATAGATTCAGTAAGCAGAATTGGATGAGCGCAAACGCGATACCAATAAGGCATCTCCAGAATGGTCTCCAATGCCAAGGGAGCTAAATAGCGCCGATGTTTCTTGGAGTAACGAAAAGAACGTTTGAGGAAAGTGATATTGGAAAGGTCTCTGAAAGCTTCAGTAACCAAACTCTTATCTTCATTAGTGTAACGAATATTCATTGTGGAAAAGAATCGAGAGATGGAAAAGGGATTAAAGAAATCAATAACCTTTCCTGAAACATTGACAACGTTATCATCACCGAAAGAACCACAGTTGACATAATCATCAAAGGCTTGAATTCCAAGGTACCGATCTGGATTCAAATGGATCCAAGCCGCCCTAAAGTGGACTTGCACGATTATTGAATTGAGAATGGCGGTGAGAGGATGTCCACTGGGCAAGCCGCGTAACCATTGGTAAACGTTCAAATGGTTGAGATGAACGGAATGAACCAACTCCGACCAAAGAATCCAACGAACTCGTTGGTCAGAAAATGAGCCCCCCATGAATTGCACTATAGCCCAACCCACCATGGACATGAGTTGAGGAAAGTGACTTCCATCGAAATTTTCAAAATCTCCAGCCATCACATTTGCACCATGCTCGGACCAATTAGCTGCAAGCTCCGACCACTGAAGGGAATAAGGATTAATACCCACCGTGCAACCTGAAGTAATACATTGCTGCATCATAAACATGTTGAAGTCGAGAAAATACATTCTCGTAAGGATAACGAGAGGTAACGGAGCACATGATATGAGACGCGTTTTCCCAAGTTCAGCCTTAGCAATAGGGCGGCGTTCATCCTTCAAAAAGTCAACAAAAGGATGAAAATGACGTTTGTTCAACAAAGCATCGGAAATGATATTCTCACATTGTGCCTTAAGATCAGCACATTGTGGTCGTGAAAGATCAAATTCGGTGTCCTTGCCAAAAAACCATGTTTTACCGGGGAACCCGGGATGTTGACCCAAGACGTGAGGAAAACCAGCACTCGTGGAACGTGGTAGAGATTCACAAAAAGGAACACCGGGAACGCCACAAACTGCCTCCTCAAAACTAAACACGTGAAAAGCACGTTCGTGTTTAGTTCTGATTTTGAGCAGCTTGCCGAAGTAGGAATCTACGGCAACTTGATAAACAGACGCAGGAAAAACGGTTGGGACATGACCATATTTAGAAACGGCCATATTCATGGGATCGATAGCAACGCCAGAGCCATTAAGAAAAGATCCAAGGTGAGCTGGCTTGGTAATGGAAGGACCCCAGGCTTCAAACAATTTACTTCGACGAATTTTACTGCGTTTAGGCTGGTGGACAGGAGTTGAAATGGTACCAATGGGGGCAAAGTACCCAGGTAGGTCCATACAATGTTGTGGTGAGACTGTCAAAAGATCGTTCATAACAACCGTGTCCGTAATAGACTCAACGGATGAATCATCGAACATTTCTAACAGTTCCATCAAATTTTCATAGGACAACGTAGCCGCGATACCTATACCTTGACCTTTTTCGTGCCCAGCAACATGTAAGCCTAAGACTTTACCAGGACCAACAGCGGTATTGCTTAAAATAAAGGGGGAACCGCAATCACCAGGACGGGTGCCACAATGGTATTTGAAGGCTCGCTTGAGTGTCCAGGAATCTGTAGGAGACTCTACTGGACGATTACTGCATGCATAGGCTGTACTCAACAGGTTAGTAGGTCTACCAGACCTATTGACTACCAATGTGGTATTATACTGAATGGGCTTCGCCAAATTTGCTTCAGTGATGAAACATTTGGTGATGTCGACGTGACAATGCACGTGAGAAGGCAGAGCAAAAGCACACAAATCTTCACCCATCGTATAATCAGTCTCGGCAGCTTCCAAAAAATATTTAAAAGCCACGCTAAGAGGAAGACGATCTCCATTAGACTTCAAAACAGCAAAACTCTCAGGTGTTTCGCCATGGTCATCAATAAGACCGTCTATTAGGTCAATGTAATGTCTAGGCAAGACGGCAATACGCCCTCTAACAACGATAAGATGCCCAACACATAAATCAGGATTGTTGGGCATATAAATGCCATACATAGACCGCAAAATTAACTTCTCCGTGAGTTCTTCAGAATTGATGTCCC